CAGGCTGATAACGATGATATGGACGTGTCTGACGAATTGTAACATCACCAACAGCAGTTCCTAAGCGCATACGAACACCACCAGCACCAGGCATCTGATCAATTCTAGAATTACCTGATGGACTTACAATAAAGTTTTCCCAGCGCATTGGCTGTGTACCGTATTCAAAGTCTGCTTCATAAATGTTTTGATGTCTAGAAACTCTTTGACGACCTAAATTGTCGGTTGATCCAAACATGGCACCACCTGCATAAGAAACTGGTGTAATCACTGTATTGTTTGCTGGCTTCTTAAACATAAATTCTTCTCCTGAATACCATAGCAATGATGCTTATACTGTATTTATAAATAAAGGCATCGTAGCCTTCTCCGTTCATTTTTTGGCACCAAGGCCCGTATAAGCGCGCAACACCTCCGCGCGCCGCTCGTCAGCCGTAAGGCTGGATGCCTTGAGCATACTCAGCCGCCTGCTGCTCGTAGAGCTCAAGCGAAGGCCCTCCACCGCCGAAATCGCGGCAAACGCCTTCGCTCCAAGGACGAGCGGTTTCGCTTTGCGAGATTTTTCTTCATTATGCATAAAAAATGCCCCTTTGATGTTATCGCAGGGGCATTAGTTAGTTGCTTTTTACCCCTGCATTGCAAAGGTATTTATATAAAGTGTTCAGGTCAGATGATGTTGGCAACTAGGAAACGACGATAGAATAGGTTGGCATTAGCAGTAAGTGCACCTGATGTTGTTGAAGCAGCAGAGTTGATAGCACCTAGTGAGAATGGATTTGCAACCATACCATAACGTGTCTTGAACCCGATCTTGGGCTGGAAGGTATCCTGACCGACTGCACGGACCATTTGTAGTGGAACGTATGGGCAGTAGAATAGACCAGCATCAAAAGCGGATGAACCCTTGTAACCAACAACGCAATAGTTACCACCGGCATATGGATCAATATACACACGGAAACGACCGTTTAGAACACCAGCGAATGTGTTGCCAGTGTCGTCAACTTGTAGGTTGTTGCTGTTAAGAGCAGGAGCGTAGTCAAGAACGCCAGCCATTTGAAGAGCAGAGGCAACGTCTGAAGAGCAGACGATGACATTACCCTTACCACGGCGTGTATTCTTGGCAATTGCGTTAGCTTCACGCTCGATCTGGAACATTAGACCCTTGAACTTTTCAACTGACCAACGACCGTTTGAGTCGACGTCTAGGTCGAATACGCCTGGGTTTGTTGTATCAACTGCACCAGCCTGAGCGGTTAGAACGATTGTACGAACAACTTCACGATTGATTTCAGCAAGAATTTCAGCTGAAAGAATTGTGGAGAGCTCAGTTTCGGCGTCTAGGCCATGAATTGCCTTTAGGTCTTGAGCTAGTTCGATTGAATACTCAGCCTTTAGAGCACGTGACTTAGCTGTTACTGTAACCTTATCAATTGAGAAGGCCATCTGAGCGAAGTCAACGTTTTGAACTCCAACGATTGAACCGTTAAGGTTAATGTTACCGCTCTGAGCACCTAGACCTTCTGCATAACCTGTCTGCATACCACCGCTGAAGTTGTATATTGAACCGTTACCAGAAGCGACTGTTGTGTTTGAACCACCGAGCCACATACCACCGACGTTATTTGAACCATCGCCAACAGCTGCTGTACCACCAGTGTTACCTGATGAGAAGGCTGTGTTAGGCTCGTAGTAGAATGCGTCTGTTGACTGCTGGTTGGCATACTGAGGACGTAGGGCAAAGATAAGTCCTGTTGGACCTGTCATTGGCTGAACGCCGCAGATGTCATAAGCGATTAGGTTTGGCATTGCACGACGAACTAGTGAGATGAGCACTGGATCGTAGTTTAGTGAACCACCTGTTAGGTTTGTTGGAGCAGCGTCAGATGTTTCTAGTAGTGACTGAGGTGAATATGAACCAGCTTCACGAAGAGCGGATTCGGTATTCTCTAGTAGCTGAGCGACCACAGAACGCTTATGAACATCTTGGATCTTGGGAAGATCTGGATGCTCTAGTACTGGGCCCCACTTGCGGGTAATTTCTTCGTTGAGTAACATTTCTATTTCTCCCTTTCCTTTGGGTTCGTTATTTATTTATAAAATTACTTTTTTGTGGTTTTGGAAATTGCTTGAACATATTGTGACATAGGACCAGAAACATTTTCTGATTCTGTACTGTCATCAGTATCATAATCGAGTTCTTCAGTTAAAGTTGTTGGAGCGGGCTTTCCTTTAGCAGGAAAATATGTTTCTTTAATCACGTTAAGCTTCTTTGTAAATTCTGTAACGTCAGAATACTCAATTCCTTCAACTAAGGAACGGAGCTTTTCTTGTTGTGTTAATGGTAGGGATTCTACAGCTTCAGAGAATACCTTATCAACTTCAAGTGAATCTACATAATCCTTTAATTCAAAATTCTCTTTTAGGACATGATTTACCTTTTCTTCTAGTTCAGCTACATGCTGAGATAGTTCAGAAACTAGATCAATCTTGTCATCAGGAAGTTCAACATAATTTTCAACAAATAGATTCTTTAAACCGTGAATAAAATCTTCAACAACTTCAGCTTTTAAACCAGATTCAATAGCAAGTTCGTTTTCAGAAACCCACTGTTCAACGGCATAAGAGAGATAACGATCAATATTTTCAGATAATTGTGTAATCTTTTCTTCTAGTGCTTCTGTTAGAGCGACTTCAAATTCTTCTTCAAGGCGAGCAATTTCAGAATAAAGCTTTGCATTTACAGCAGCTTCAAAAATAGTTAGAGCCTTTTCACGAACTTCTTCTGAAAGCTCTTCTCCGCCGAAGATAATATCCATGTCTTCAGCATGAACACTTGTAGGAGAATAACGTGTTTGGGCTAGAGATTGAGCTTCTAAGCCATCCTTGAAAGTTCCTGTATGTCTTGTAGCAAGAGCCTTCCCTCTAGGATTGCCAGCTAGTGAACCCCTATCAGTTAGACCCTTGAACACGTTGGCAAGCTCTTGACGACCTAAGCCGCTTAGATGGCCCATGATTTGATTGATAGCCTCAACCTTTGTGAAGAATTCTGGCATGGGTTGATTTACGTCGGTCTTGTCGGCCTTACGCTTTGAATTCTTGGCAACAGGATCTGCTGTGTGGCTGATACCATCTGAAGCATCAAACTCATTTAGGGCTTCTTCTTTCATGGCGCCGTCCTTTAGTTTCTTGAAATGTTTCTTACCATGAGCAACTGCAGCAGCATGGGGCTTGCCTTCATTGGCTTCTAAAACTTCATTATAGATATGCTCATGAGCTTCTGCAGTTGACATTCCAGCTCTATGGGCATGAACAGCTGCCTTTACAGCAATATCATAAAGATCTTTATCTTGAATATTCTCAGCCATAATTTTCTCCTTTGGGATATACTCTTATTTATAAAATGTTATTTGTTAACTAGAGAATTTAAATATTTCTCAAAATAATAAAGGCTAGATTCGTCAATTTTTCTGACGGTCATCTGCTTTAATTCTTTTTTTGTTTCTTCTAATGATTCTGAAGCTCTCCAAGAACCTGAAGCAACATCATAAACCCAATCGACATTTTCCATTACACCACGGACAAATGCCTTGTGAGCTGAAGGGTCAGCAACAATATCAGCAGCAGTTGCAAGCATAAAATCATCTTGCACTTCCATAATACCTTTGTTTTCCTTTAATGTACCCATGCCTCTAGAAGAAACGCCAAGATTAGCACCTTCATCAAGAAGATTCATTACAATATGTCCCATAGGAGTATCTGTAATTTTAGCCTTTCCGATATAATCATTTCCTTCTCTTTTTAATTCCTTAATCATGTGTGAAACACGATCAAGATTAATTGAAGGACCTGAAGGATGACCTAGCTCACCATAGGCTCTATTTCCTTCAATAAGTTCTTTAGTATAACGGGCAACTTCTTTTTCAAGAACAGGCATACGATATACACGGCCGTTCTTGTTCTTTTCTTCACCCATTAGGAATACACCTTGAATATGGTAACTCTTTTTACCATCTTCTTTAGTTTCTTTAATGAGTGATAGCTTTGTTTCTAAGACTTCGCAGATGAGCTTCATTTTGGATCCCGTTATCTTAATTTTGCTAAAATTGATTCTGTAATTTTTTCTTTAGTATTCTTTACAAAATCAGCTGATTCTTTTGCTAAAGCTTGACCTTCACTGCCTTTGAATGCAGAAGGCTTTTGTGTATCTGTTTGATCTTTATTACCTTGCTCAGCATTATCCTCAGATTCATCAGATGTTGATGAAACGTGATCTTGCACAGAGCTAACAAATTGTTGAGCTAGTTGAAGCTTTTCAAGAACCCAGCTAGGTAACTTCATATCATCTGGAATATTTTCAAATAATTCAGCGGATGCCATAGCAATTTGTTCTAGTGCATCACGAGCTTGTTCTACTGTTTCATCAGATCCTTCAGATGTCTTACCTTTGTCACCTGATTGAGAATCCTGACGTGTATTATCAGAAGTATCCTTACCTGTGTCACCTGACCAACCTGGGCTGTCAGATGTTGCAGGAGCAGGAGCCATTGGTTCACCTAGCTCTGAAAGATACTCTTCCTTGACATGCTTCTTAGCAGCGGCAACAGCTTCTTTATAGCTCTTACCCTTACGTAGATGTAAGTTGATTGCAGTTTGCATCTTTTCTGATTGAGCTTCAAAATGTTTATCATCATCTGTTTCTTCACCAAGAGCCTTACCTGTAGCTGTCTTAGGTAGCTTTTCCTTAAGCTTAGGTCTGGATTGTGTTGTCTTGTCACCTTCGGTTTCAGATGCTTCATGCTCTGCAGCTGAATGTCCGCCAACGGCACCCTTCTTTTGTGCATTGAACTCGAGGGTCTTTTTTACGATATTACCCACAGCCTTTTTAGCAACTGATCCTACTTGTGGATATTGTGGCTGACCTTCATGATAGGCCTTTTCGTCTTGACCCAATTCATAATCAGCTCTTCTGGTTGTGTCATCTTTGACAGCTCCACCACCGAGAATATTTTCATTTTCTGCAGAATTGTTATTTGGCTGATCAACACGTAACACAGGATGACGAGCAGAGAATGACTTTAGACCTGCACGTGCTTCAGGTCCGACAACAAAAGCAGACAAATCTGTTGTGACTAGTTTACGAGCGATTGCCTTAGGATGACTAGGAATGGCTTCTTTTGATTTGTTGTCTTGTTTAGGCATCTTGATCCTCTGAATTAAACAAAGCTTTTGCTACTTCAATTTTCTTACTTGCTAAAATTTCAGCTGCACGTTCTTTCATGATAGAGTCAACTACATCTTGAATCTTAGTGATATCACCATCAATAGCAAAATCCATGATATCTGAAACGCTATAATCTGCCATTTTAATCTCCATTGATCTATTTATTATTTATGATTATTGACTGAGTTGAGGTTCTTGAGGACCTTGTTGAGCACCTGGTGCAGCACCAGGTTGTCCTTGATCCATTCCAGGAGGTTGTAACTCAGCCTGTTGTTCCATTTGTTGCTTTTGCAATTCAAAATTCTTCTCTGCATCAGCTTGCATTTCAATATCCATCTGCTTGATATCTTCATCTGTAAGTTGAAGGATGTTCTTCTTTACCCACTCTTCTGAATAATACTTACCCACAAAAGGATCAATCATGCTTAGTGTATTAATTCTATTAGTGATGATTTCAGATTCTTTTAATTCTGCAAAGTAATTGTCTACTTGGAAATCAAAATGGATCTTGTTCTTGATATCATTCCATTCAGTATCTGCAATGACACCTGTTAGGATTAGTTGCTTTTCAAGGGCCTTTAGAAATAGACCTGAAAACTTTGTTCTGAGACGAAGGATGAACTTTTGAAACTTTAACTCATCACGAGTGATTTCTGAAGAACGACCTAGATTAAATCCAGAGTCGCTAATCATACGTGATACAGGTACGTTTAAAGATTGATATAATTTCTTTTCAAAATATTCAACGTCTGCTAGCTCACCGAGGTTTTGACCTGAAGGTAGAGTGGTCACTTGCGTACCCCCACCACCTTCGCGACGAGGGAACCAATAATCCTCTAGCATGGTCATGAACTTACGGTCATCACGAACATTACCTGTGGTAGCATCGTAAATCAAACGATTCTTGTGCTTGACCATGACTTCACGGACATATTGTTCTGCCTTCATTTTAGGAAGGTTACCAACATCAATACTAAAGATACGACGTTCTGGTGCACGGCTAATACGATAAATTACTGTAGCATCTTCTAAAATACGAAGTTGATTTAGCGGCTTGATAGCCTTGTGCAAGTATCCTAGAACAATCTTGTTGTCCTTATCTACAACACCTGAAGTAACGTGAAGAATAGAATCCTTAGCAATCTGTAAGCCTTGATTGTCCATACCAGATGCAGAAGCACCCTTGAACCCACGCTCATTATACATATAGAATTCTGTGTCAGTAATATTGACGTATACTTGACCCTTACGGACACGCTTCATGGGTCTAATTTTTCTGATCTTGCGAGGATCAATATAACGTAATTCTTGAATACCCTTGCGAGGATCAGTTACATCAATCATCACATGATAGTATAGACGACCATCAACATACCAACGCTTAAAGATTTCGTAACCGTAATTGTTGAAGTCTAATAGTTCAGATACTTTATCCCATTCAGTTCGAATACGTTCTTTAATATTTTCAGCGTAATCTAAATCGTCTAAATCAATTTCGACAATTTTTTCTTTACCTTCTTTAACAATAGCTTCACCTATAATATCATTGACGGCCAACTCAACTTCAGGTTGAATAGACATTTCACGATACTTTGCTACAAT